CTTCAACATCCTTGTAACTTTGGGAATGAAGACCCTCTCTGTGGTGGGAGAGGTGAGTTGGTGGTATAATGAGGAGGGTGTTTATGCCCTCCTTTTTTCTATTATAAATTAGTATAAAATCATAACAAATTATGAACTTTACCGTATATTCAAAAGAGGATTGTCCATATTGTTACAAGGTCAAACAAGTATTAGAATTGACAGGAAGTAACTTTGTAGTGTATAATCTTAACGAGCACTTTACCAAAGATGAGTTTTATGCTGAGTTTGGTAATGGCGCTACATTCCCACAAGTTATTTGTGATGATCAAAAACTAGGAGGATCCGTTGACACAATCAAATTCCTCAAAGAGCAACAAGTCATTAAGTCCTGACCTAAATAAAACTGAAGATCATTTCAATCGTGGTGTTGAACTTATTCTTCATGGAGGAAAAAGAAAGCAAACTCAACCGTTCCACATTATCTTTGAGAAGATAGTTTGCTTTCTGAATCGGGAAGTTACTATCTATTTTGAATTTTCCTTTAAGTCAAGGAAAAAAAGTAGTTTCCCGGAGTAAACAAATGTTAGCCATCAGTCTAGTGCTCGGTTCTTTTCTAACAGTATTGTTTCTGATTGTGGGAGTAATGCTTGGTTGGGTGGCAAGAGAATACATGATGAATCACCAAGAAGGTCCAAAACAAATTGCTTATCATCCAGAGTTTTACGATAAAGATGGTGAATTAATCGATCAAGAAATTGTATCTGTAAGATTTGAGCAAGGATACTTTGAGGATGACTTCGAAGTGGAGGAAGAAGAGGAATAACCAATAAATAACTTTAACATTATTCAACATTTTGTTACTCATATGACTACGACAACTAAAGCAAAAACACCCGTTAAAAAGACCACTTCAAAGGCAACCACTGCTAGAGTTACTGCAACTCCAAGTTTACCAAACAATCCATTTGCCTTTGAAGTGCTGGATATTGTTTCAAGACAAAGAGCAAATTCTAAAAAAGTAGAACTTCTTAAGAAATACGAACATGTTTCTTTGAAATCAATCTTTATTTGGAATTTTGATGAATCAGTAATTTCAATGCTTCCAGAAGGTGCTGTGCCATATTCTGGATACTCGGACCAAACTTCGTATAGTGGATCTCTTACAACCAAGATTTCTGAAGAAGTTCGTAAGATGCACGAAACTGGATCGTTTTCACTTGGATCGAGCGATAAGCAAGGGCACACAACAATTAGCAGAGAATACAAAAACTTCTATCATTTCATTAAAGGTGGTAATGATTCCTTGAATAATATTCGTCGTGAGACAATGTTTATTAATATTCTTGAAGGTCTTCATCCTCTTGAAGCAGAAATTATTTGTCTTGTAAAGGATAAAAAACTAAGCACAAAATACAATCTTACGAAGGAAATTGTTGCCGAAGCGTATCCCGACATTCAGTGGGGCGGCAGAAGTTAATCTAAATTTTGAAGTTGTTATCATGGAAAAAAATCTTATAGAAAAACCAAAGATGCCATCAGATAAAGAAGAGGCACCCAATAAAGATTTAACCCATGCCTGGACTCCCGAAGAAAAGGAATTGTTTAAATCAAAATATGGGTGTGAAGTTATCAAACAAAACTGCACCCTAGAAGAAGCAAAGGATACTCAAGTTCCAAATGATGCTTACATTGTCACTTATCAAATTGATGGTAAAACTTATTATGATTTAACACGCTGTGGAAAGAGATCTAATCTGTTTGATATGTATTATGATAATCTCGGTTCAGTAGTTCGTAATATTGACTGGGGTTATGGAAAGATTAATCCAAAACTCTGGGGATATCAGGCACCCGAAAAGAAAAAGCGAAAGTGATTCCCCAGAGGGGGTAAAAAATTTCCGCCAAAAATTTCTCACGCGATGATTTTATAAAACTGTATCATATATTACAAAATAACTCTTATAAATTTAAGGGAAGTATGTTATAATACTTTCAATCGTTGGCTGGATCTCCAGCGGAAGTACCATTCAGGGAAGCAACGCACCAATACCCAAAAAGTAAAGGAGCAAATCAATGGCACTGATTCTGATTAAACAAAAAATTCTCAAGGAAAGACGCCTCAGAGAAGCACAACTTTATATGGCAAAAAAACTTGCTTGATGTAAAGGAGGGTTGATTCCCTCCTTTTTTTATGGTAAAATGACGAAAAAGATTTCCTTATGGACAAAGACAAATTAAAATTGATTGTTCGTAATCTTGAGCTTTTGGTTGATTCTTTAAAAGCAGAAATTTACTCTGATACTTCTGCATATTCTTTTACGGAGGCAGAAGTAAAGAAAAGACCAATTTTAGATTACGATGAAATTTTTGAGGATTCTGATTTAGATGACTAGTAGAGCACGAGAACTGGTGAAGTTGCTAGAAAAATTAACGAAACAAGAGCATCTGTACTCTACCGAGCAACTTATAGAAATGAAAAAACAACTGCGAGTTGTCAAAAACGAAATTAAAGATTTAGAAGCACAAACATCAAAAGGATTTGGTAAGAAATGAAACCTATTAAAGCAAAAGACCTTCTGGAACTAGATAAAAATCTTGAAGTAGTAATGTTGCAGTGCTATGCTCTTCCAGAACAAGTCATTTATCAGGCAGGAAAATGTGATTATTCTGAAATTCCTATTCACAACCAACAAATTCCTAAACCAAGTGAATGTGGTGAGTGGGTTGTAGAACGTCTTTTAAGCAATGAGAAAGGGCACTGGGGTCCCCTAGAACACCCCGCAATTACTTTTTCGGTGTCTGGGTATGTTCATAACGTTGCGATGCAGGCAAGAACTCATAGAGTGGGTGTAAGTTTTGATGTTCAATCGCAGCGTTATACTGGTAAGAGGGTAATCAAAGTTGCTAGTGGAGAACTAAAACCAGAAGATGTTTTCTATGTTCGCCCTGCTGGTTTTTATACCAATCGTTATGGTAAGAAATATGACTGGACAGAAGAAGATTATCAAGATGAGTTAAACTGGATCGTAGAAGGTTGTAAGCGTTATGCAACAAAATACGAAAAGGGAATGTGTGAAGAGCACATTAGGGACTATCTTGCACAAGCAATTCGTCAGAACTTTGTGGTTTCTTTTAATCTTCGTTCTGTTCTTCACATTATGGACTTGCGAGCAAAAATGGATGCTCAATTAGAAATTCAAGCACTATGTGAGCAGTTTGTCCCTCATCTCCAAAAATGGACTCCAAACGTTTGGAAATATTATGAAGAGAAACGTCTCCATAGAGCACGTTTAAGTCCTTGATAAATAAATTATCTTGAATTCGCAACTTTATGCCTACATATCGCTTTGAAAATACTGAAACTGGTGAAATATTTGAGAAATGGATGCTTATGGCAGAAAAAGAACCATATCTTAAAGAAAATCCTCATCTTAAACCACTTATTCCAACGCAAATGAATGTTGGTGAGGTAGGAGATTGGCAAAATAAACTAACTTCCAAACATCCAGATTGGAACACAATTTTAGATCGTGCTGGTAAAATGCCTGGTTCAAAGGTTAAAAAATTATAAACCAGGTTATAATATAAATATTTATAGTATTCCATCCTGGTTTATGTCTAGAGAGTATATAAAGCATCCAGAAATAAAAGTTGGAGATAAATTTTATTATCTTGAAGTTATATCTGCTCCTTTTTATGAAACCTATCCAAGTGGTAGAAAAAGGAAAAAAGTTTTGTGTAAATGTATTTGTGGGAAAGAAAAAGTTTTTCTGTATGATAGTTTTGTATGTAAAAACGAATTAGACAGAGCAAAAAGTTGTGGATGTAAGCATACTTATAGAAATAATTTTAATGCTCAAAAAAGAAGAAAACCAGAAAGTGTTTATAGATACATTTATGAACAATATCAGTCGGGAGCAAAAACTAGAAACATAAATTTCAATTTATCAAAAAAAGAATATCTTGAAATTATTAAACAAGATTGTTATTATTGCGGATCTGAACCAGAGTTAAAACAACCTCATAG